CTACAAACAGTGCAATCGGACGACTTAACATTCAAAAAATGCTTCCAGATGGAACTCATCCGTCTGTTAAGGCACATGAAATATTGGCACATGAACTAGCTGGGCGAATTCCATTTAATTAACTAAATGAGTCTACCTACTAGTATATACTAGTAGGTAGTAAAAAATATAAATTAGGAGTATAATTAGGGCATAAATTAGGGTTATAATTAGGAATGATCGGAACAGAATTACAAAAGAAACGAGCTATAATTAAGGAAAACGAAAAAACATTGAAAAAAGCGTTATTTTATGCGAAACAAGAAGCAACTCGAACAATGAAACAATAGCGATTTTTTACAGAAAATGCCACCCTATCAGCACCAATGGCGGGAACTGACGGGGTGACGTTTTGCAATCAAGATTAAGACTCATGTTCAGACAACCATTCATTCAATGCTTGTCGAACGACCCAGGACATGGATGATCCGTGTTTCTCACAATATTTTTTCAACCGTTAGAGATCTTTTAGCTCCATGGAAAAATTTTGCTTAACAAATTCTTTGTCATCCTTTTTCTGTGCCATGATATCACCTCCTTCGGAAGCATTGTACTACGGAGTACTGGTGGGTAGCAAGCGAAATCGAAAAAACTTAAAACGATCTACTTTACAAAAAAACGTGTTAATCATCACGTATAAACAAAGTATGATTGTAAATATTATCTTGTAAAAATAATAAAAGTGTAAAGCAAAAGAGGGAGGCTTTCGACCTCCCTCTTTTGTTGGATTATTCATTAGATTACTCAACAAAAACCCAAAGCAAGAATTTATAAAGAATTTATTAAAAAGCTGCACAAGGATTGACTTCTTGTCCAATGTGTTCTATGATAGCAATGTAACATAAATATTACATAGGCAAAAGGCAAGTGATAAATCGGTAAAGATGGGTATAAAAAAGGAGAGCTGTTTTCCTTCCTGGCAGTCGGAACAGCTCTCGCAAAACCCGTCATTGCTGACGAATCCATTATACTTTATGCCTCCCATTTTTTCAAGACATGGAGGACGAAAAATGAAAGAAATTTTTACGAGCGAGTTAATGGCAAAACTTAGCGTGATTATCCCATCAGATCTCCTAAAAGACGTGCAAACAATCATTGAGCTGCATATTGATGACTACGAGATAACAAAAAGGAATACAGAAGTGGTTCTATATGAGGATTTTACGCCAAGCTGGTATCAGGCATACATAGTAAGCCAAAAAATCGAAGGTATGAGCGATGACAGCCTTAGACAGTATATGATATACCTAAAGAATTTTTTTGAGTGGCTACAGGACATACAAAAACCGATAGAGAAGATAACGCCAAATGATTTAAGAGTATATCTGTATACACTTCAGAAAACGCGGAAAATAAGTAATCGTACACTTGACGGACGCAGAACCGTTTTAAACACATTTCTTGAATGGGGAACAAATGAAGGATACTTAAACAAAAACCCATGCAGAGCAATAAGCGTAATCAATTACGAAAAAAAAGATCCTATTCCGCTAACGGCTATAGAAATGGAACAAATTCGAAAGGCTTGTAGAACCATTCGAGAAAAGGCAATTGTTGAATTTTTTTATAGTACTGGATGTAGAGTTACTGAACTCATCCGAATGGACAAAAAAGATGTAGATTTTGAACGGTGTGAAGTATATCTTTTTGGAAAAGGAAATAAACATCGAACAAGTTACCTAAGTGCAAGAGCTAAACTTATGCTAATTGACTATCTGAAAAGTCGTAAAGGCGATTCAGAAGCACTTTTTACTGGAGAAAGAGCACCGTATGAGAGACTTAAAAAGCCGGCAGTAGAAAAGATTATCAAACAGATCGGGAAAAGATCAGAAGTTAACCGAAGAGTTTATCCTCACTTGATCCGTCATACTACTGCAACAGATTGCTTGGAGCGAGGAATGGACATCACGGAAGTTCAGCAGCTTTTGGGGCATGCTGATATATCTACAACGATGATTTACGCAAAGCGAAATAGCCAAACTGTAAAATTCAAGCATCAGAAATACATGAACTAAAGAATTTTTAATACCGTGGGCAAAATACCTGTGGTATTTTTATATACGAAAAAATCCTTGGAGGAGGGAAACACTATGTATCAGGTATCAGAAGCATTAGATAAAGTTATATCAGGCAGTGGAAGAACGTTCTACGCAAGGCTAAACGGAATATCAGATGGAATCCAAGAGATAGTGCAAACAAATTTTTCAACTCCTGATAGCTATTTTTATGTGGGTGGAGCTACAGCTTCCAAAATAGAAGTATCTATGTTTACAAAGTCGCAAGATTTTGTAAAAGGTACGGAAGTAAGACTTGAAATCGGAGCAACAGCTGATGGCACTATAGAATGGATACCAATGGGGTATTTTACAATAAAAGAGCAAAAAAAAGACCGAAATCTGCTTACTTTTACAGCATATGACAGGCTAGAGTCAAAGTTAGCTAAAGCATATAAAAGCAAAATTACAAACTATCCAGTAGAAAGTAAAGAATTTTTAGCTGATATAAGCGAACAGACGGGTGTTGAGTTTGACACAAGCAAATTATCTGATAGCCTGATGATAGATAAAATATTGACGGTTAACGACCAGTCGGGAGAGAAAACATACAAAGAGCCGTTTGACGGTTTCACAATGCAGCAGGTGGTTGGATACATCGCACAACTCCATGGTAGATTTGCTATATGCGATAGAAACGGAAAAGTAACATTTAGATGGTATGAAGCGTTAACAACTGACTATCCAGGAAAAATAGGTGATACAGCAGGTAGCTATTTAAAAGATCAGAACCTATCGTTCATTTACAACACAATTGAATTTTTAAAAGAATCACACACGTATCTGATTAAGACCAATAGATATTTTGATGATCTGCTACAATCAGAAACGATGTGCCAAATCTCAGGTATTAGTTGCGATACAGAGAACGATCATTATGAATCAGGAACAAATATAAATACAAATTTAAGCAATCCAGTAATGACACAGGAATGGCTCGATAAAATCCTTAAAAAAATAAAGAATATGAGCTATTATCCGGTGTCATTTTCATTTATGGGAGATCCAAGGCTTGACGTAGGCGATGTTGTTACAATAGTTGATGCTAAAAATAATCTTATAGATGTTCCAGTGATGCAGCACACCATTACATTTGATGGTGGTTTGCTGTCGGAAGTGTCATCTTATGGCTTCGAAGAAAAAGAGGTGAAAAGTCCATCTGAAATAACGTTGCAACGAGTTAAAGACGATATTCTTAGCCTTCAAGAAATTACGGCAAAAAAAGCCACATTCAGTCAATTAAATGCTGTAGATGCAAAGATCACCAACTTGCAGGCAAGCTCAATCACGGTAAATGATGCAAATATATTATTTGCCAGACTTGATAAAGCGAATATTCAGCAGGGGTGGATAACAAGTGTAATGATTGGTGATGCGCAAATTACCAATGCGAAAATTAAGGATATGTCTGCTGATAAAATAACAGCAGGCGTTATAGATGCCTCAGAGGTCTCTATCATCAATTTAGATGCTACCAGTATCACCACAGGCACTATTACTGGACTAGATGCATTTTTTAATAAGACCTTTAAGGTAATTAGCCCAACGTCAGATACAGAGGAATTTATAATTAGTGCAACGTCAGAAAGTGTTATGATCGGTACAAGAATGAAATCTGGTGAACTATATCTGCAAAAAGCAATGATAAGCATTGGTGATGAAGATATGGCTATAACAACAAAAGGCTATTTACGTTTAACTGGTTCACAACACTTAAGTCTTACATCAGCGAATGATATAGTGTTATTCCCTGGCGTGTCAAATAGCGAAAAAGATGTATACATCAACGACGGCTCAACCAATAACGCAATATTGCATGTTGGAAACTTTGAAAATTTAATAACGACAGTTGAGAATTCCCGAAACTCAAAAAAATTGAGCGGAATGGAAATAGTTGATGTCTCAAAGAATATTTCGAACGCAATTCCATGGATTGACCAGACTGGTGTGATGGAGATTGGAAAATATTTGGATTTCCATGAGTGGAACGCAGATAATACTGCTTTTAGCGCTAGGTTGGAAGTTTTTGAAAAAACATTGCGAATAACCGCAGGAATAACTACTGCACTAGACCTTAATGGAGTTGGGAATGCATCATATATAAAATTTAGTGGAAGTGGAACAACGCTAGGATGGATTGGCTTAAACAGGAAAGATGGATCACTGATGTTGTACGACAGCAGCGAAAAAGAATATCGCATATTAGACGAGACATCTATATCGTTTGGAACAGCAGAGCCGATTAGCGACGGAAGAAAAGGCGATATCTATGTTCAGACATCTGATAGTGGAAATGGATGGAAAAAAGCTGTTGCAATTTATTATTATTCCAACTGAAATGATAGGGAACACCCTATCATTTCAAATTATTAAGATAAGAATCTTTTCTCTCGCAAACAGATTGCTTTGCTTGCTGTATTGATTCTTCTAAATGTTTCAAGTCAGGCTCTATAAAAGCATCTTTAACCTCACCGCGTGCCTGCCGAATCAGAAAATTGTCGAGATATGCTTGAGCTGACGTTATACGGTCAGCAAGCGGCAATTTGTTTAATGCCGTAAGCATATCAAGTTGTGCGTGCCAATCAGACCCAGTATCACAAAAGACATTGTAATACAGACGTTTCAGATACTCAGCGTCTTCGTGCTTTAAGTATTCCTGCAGAGCAGACAGTGTCTCACTATCTTTTTTAGGGTGATAAATACGTTCATACTTATTAGGGTCATAGATAGCCATAAGACATTTTTCTGCATCGACACCACATCTGTTAAACCATTCTAGCAGCGCTGGAAAGTCTGGCGCACCAAGACCATTCTCCCAGTTTTTTATTGTTCCTACGCTCTTTCCAAGTGCTTTTGCCAAATCCATTTGTGACAATCCTGCATTTTTGCGCACATAAATTATAACTTTTATAAGTCGTTCAGTATCAGCTACTCGATTCCTCATGTCAAAAACCACCCTTCATATTCGTTCAAAATGTCATTTTTACAATAAATTGTACTTTGGCAAAAATAAAAAGTATAATTTATTGGCTACATCAAGCAAAAAGCAAAGTCAAAGTTTTTTAGTGTTTAAAAGCCTGAGAAATAGCCAAAAAACTTTGACCGAAAAAAATGTGAACAAAGTCAATACAATTGTAGTCACCAGTGCTATTATCTATACCATAGCAGAAAAGAGAAAGGAGGCTACTAATGATGACAGTTTACAACTGCAAAGCAACAGAGTCAATGGTTAATTTTGCCATTATTCATGGTAAATTACTAGACAATTTTACAACATTAGACTGCTTGGAAAGTGATTTTTGTTCAAACACCATCGAGACAAGCCGCCTGAGTGGAGTAAAGGATGAAATACCAATCGCTGTTGCAAAGGATAGAATCGGGGCTTTGAAGCGTCAGGATGAAGTGACAGTGATTGGAGAATGGCGAAGCAAGAATTATTACACCAGTGACGGCAAAAGGCATGTACAGCAGTACTTTCTGGTCCGTGAAATCAAAGTAGAAAGCGGGGAATATCGAAACCAAATTGCATTGACTGGGTATTTATGCAGCAAACCGATATATCGCACAACACCATTAAAAAAGGAGTTATGTGAGCTTATAGTTGCTGTAAATCGTCCATATGGCAAGAGCGATTATTTACATTGTATTGCCTGGAACCAACTCGCTCGAAAGGCATCAAATTTAAAGGTTGGGGAAAAAATTAGACTGTCTGGAAGAATCCAGAGCAGAACTTATATCAAAAGAGAACATGAAACAGAAACAGTTAAAGTTGCATACGAAATTTCTGTGGATGCAATTGCAAAGGAGAGGTGATTATATGTGTGATGTAGTTAGACGTTTTTTAAATAGTATCGTGGAATTAAAAGGCAATGAATATGTAAAAAGAGCGATTACATATATATCTACTTTTATTCCGGAAGGAAAACGTAACGAAATGGAATTGCTTGATTTTTTATATCAGTTAACAGATAGAGACGACGTAAAGGAATATCGCTGCGAGCTGATCGCGCAGGTAATGACGAGAGAATAGAGGAAAGAGAGGGCAATGAATGGCAGAAAGCAGAACTGAAAAGGATATTGATGCGGATGTTGAAGAAGCAATGAAACGGTATTACATGAAGAAGATAAAAGAAAAGTTAAAAACAGAAGATAGGCTGTCAACATTGAGAGTTGTTTACTACGTCTTAAAGAGAGAATGAAAAAAGGCCTCCATATCACAATTATGGGGGCCTCTTTGATTTTTATTATTGGCTAATAGTACAATCTTCATAATTGAAGTATTGACCATCAGACAATGTGACATAACTGCTTCCATCAAAATAATCGTTAGATACAATATCATGTCTTGCATTTGAATAAATAGACCAGTAAGCAGAAGAATCACCAGAAGCAGTTAATTTATATTCTCCCGGCTGAATATCATGTCCAACTTTGAGCATTCCAGATGTAAAATCTTGATAATTTATTGTATATTCAGTTTCAAACAATGATGATGGGATAGCAGTAGCATCATCCAAAGACAAATATTCTCCATCGTTAACAGAAACAATGGAATTAACATCGAAAATGTCATTAAGAATAATATTGTCACCATTCGCATCGGATGTTACAGAAAAATAACCAGGTATTCCATCATAAAGAGCTAAAACGTAATATTCTCCACTTGGTAAATCGGTTCCAACCTTGTATTGTCCGGGACCATAACCGATATCCTCAAGATTTTCAGATTCTGTTGCTGTGGTTTCATCAGCGCTAACGTTGTCATTATAGCAAATAGAATTAAAAACGTGAGCAATGTCGAACGAATAATCTGAATCAACATCAGAATATATGTTTACGAAAAAACAATATATTTTTTTGCTGTAACTAAAAGATAAAGCATAACTTTTGACTGAATCACCACTTATATCTTGCTCGGATGCAGCGAAATAGCCATGTTCTGTATCTGATAATATTGGATACTCTTCAAATTTACAAGGATTTGACCAAAGAAAAGTATCAGAAAGCATAGATTCTAATACTGAAACTGGATAATCACAAAAATCTTCCAGATCTTCAAACTCTTCTGAAAATAATCCAACATATCCTTCAGCGATATCGTTATCATTCATAATTGCAAACATGAGAGAATCATCATCTTCAGTGTCAACTTCTGTCCAGTTTTTAGGGAGTAAAAGTTTAAAATCCTTGTATTGGACTTCTGCAGTTCCTTTACCGTAATCATTCGTATATGTAGGCATACCGAATGCAACAGCAGATGTTGCAACTGAAAAACTAAAGAATGCGGCTAATGTTGTTTTTAATTTAATCATGAATTTGCCCTCCTCCTTTGTTAAAACAAAATAATTTTATAAAAGAATTATACAATCATTCAAGAAGCATGTCAATTATAAAATTATCATAAACAATGGACACCCAGAAATGGGTGTCCATTGTTTGTCTCACTTAGGATTACTGCTCACTTTTCGGCTCCGGAGGAAAGATGATGTCTTTTCCAGCGAGAAGAGTATCAAGCACATGTTCTAATGCTTGCCAATCTGAATCCTTCATTTGCGCAAGATAAAGGATTAGACGTTTTTTGAAATTTTCATCGCCTGCTATTGCAAGCGTGCCAAGAAATGATTCAATCTCTTCTGATGGCGTAATGTCATTAAACATATTGCCTTCTCCAGTAAGGAGCCAAGTTTCATTGACAGCATATTCCTTGCAAATGTTTGTGATAACAGGATTTGAAGGAACAATTCTTCCGCTTTCATATTGAGCTATCGTATTACGCGCAACACCAATTTTAGAGCCAAATTCCTCTTGCGTCATTCCAAGCTCCTGCCTTAATAATTTAAATCTTGTTTTCATTGCATTTTTCGCCTCCTTTCACTTTGCATTGTACCACATAACAATAAAGAAGTCAAATAAAAAAGTCTGTAAAACAACAAAAAATATAACAAAAACAACAAAAAAAGTCTTGACAATGTAATGCTAAAGACGTATACTGTTCTCAGAAACAACAAAAAGCACATTGAAAACTAAACAGAAAGGAGTCGAAACATGGAACTCTTGAGAATTAACTACGAGTCAGAGCAGCCTACTGTATCAGCCAGAGAATTGCATGAGGGATTAGGAATTGGCACGCAGTATACTAAGTGGTTTGACCGCATGTGCGAGTATGGCTTTTCTGAGAATGTAGACTACAGAGCTATTAGTCAAAAAAGACTAACAGCTCAAGGAAACGAAACAACTTACACAGAACATCAAATCTCCATCGACATGGCAAAGCAAATTTGTATGATTCAGCGCACCGACAAGGGCAAGCAGTACCGCCAGTACTTCATTGATCTCGAAAAGGCATGGAATACACCAGAACAGGTGATGGCGCGAGCCTTAAAGATTGCCAATAACGAGATTGATAGGCTCAAGGCAGATAACAAGGTACTGATTGCAGACACAGAGCGCATGAAGCCTAAAGAAATCTTTGCAGATGCAGTGGAGTCTAGCAGGACCTCGATCCTAATTGGAGACATGGCAAAACTGATTTGCCAGAATGGCCACGAGATCGGGCAAAACAGACTCTTTGAGTGGATGCGTCAAAACGACTACCTAATTAAATGTGGCGGTAGTAAAAATATGCCGACACAGAAGGCGATGGAACAGAAACTCTTTGAAGTTAAGGAGCGTACCGTTGTGAATCCAGATGGAAGCGTCAGAATCACAAGAACAACACTTGTAACTGGTAAAGGGCAAATCCATTTTATCAACAAGTTCGCCAAGATGAAGGCAGAAATGATAGCAGAAATTACATAAGAGAGGAACAAACAATGTTTGACATTAACAAGTTTGTAGTACTTAAAGATTGCATGTACTACGAGGGAATGCATAAGTATTACATATTCCAGTTTGATAGTGCATACACACTACTTGCTGACACAAACAGAGCAATCTTGTACAGAGCAGAAAGCTTTGCTGACATGATTAGCTACGTTGAAAGAATGGAAACATGCAGAAAGGAGGTGCAGGCGTGATGACAGATAAAAAGGAAAAGTCTAAGACAACATACCGTTTTTTGACTGAACAGAAAAAGCGCACTTTACAGAAGTTGAGCGAAGTGACAAATAGCTGCTCCAGCATCCAGAATAACTATTTGCTCGGCTTGATAGAGAACATGGCCACAACAACATCGTAAGCAAAAAAGAAATGTTGCAAATATAAATTAAGAGAGGTGATAAAGGATGTTCTGGATGACTAAAAAGATGCCAGATAAGACCGCAGGCTATCTGCTGTGTACAATTAGATGGGGCGAGACTAGACTTACCCATGAGTATTATTGGGGACCAGACCCAAAGAACAGATTTAGATGGTGGGTTTCGAAAGAAGCTTGCCAGGCGAATTTGCCAGATGGTGGATTTGAAGATTCTGGTTATGAAATTGTGGCTTGGGCTAGAATGCCTGAGCCATATAGAAAGGAAATGTATGAATCTAAGAGAAATATTGCCGCATTTGAGTGGAGAAATGAGCAGAGACGCGGAGCTGCTGAAAGAAACAGCAAAGCAGGGCGACACTGTTGTGCTGAATGTAAAAACGCCAGATGGAACACTGGTAACGGTCAACGCGGTAATTAAAGCTAAGTACCCACATGTGGTACATATGCAGTATCAAACTGCAAAGGGATATGTAGTAAACACATCATTTGCTTGGAAGAAGCTGTTAATGATAATGCTGAATCCAAGCAGCATTGAAGATAATGAAGAAGGAGAGTGATCAACAATTTTTATTTACCATGGGGAAAGCAAAGAGCAATTGCTTGAAACAGCAACACGGCTGCTTCCATGTTTGACGGAAAAACAGCTTGCCTACATCATCGGAATGGAGCAGGCAGAGGAATATAAAGAAAAGGAAGGAGCGAAAGAAAATGATAAATCTGTACTTTGATGCAGAGTTTACAGGATTGCATAAAGACACAACTCTAATAAGTATCGGAATTGTATCTGCAAGCGGTGAATCATTTTACGCAGAATTTAATGATTTTGCAGACTATCAGATCACACCTTGGATTGAGGAAAACGTATTGTCAAATACAGTGGTAAAGGGCGAGAATAAGGAGCTTGCAGAGTTACTAGACAAGGAAAACACCGTATTTGTGGTTGGTAGCAAATATGAGGTACGAGAATTACTTCTTGAATGGCTTAAACATTTTGAGAGTGATATTCAGTTCGTGTCAGATGTATCTCATTACGATTTTGTTTTACTGGTTGATCTTTTGGCAAGTTCCGCATTGGAGCTTCCTAATTGCATATCGGCAAGTTGCCACGACATCAATCAGGATATTGCAAGAGTGCTAAGAATTTCTGAAAAGGAAGCGTTTGATTTATCACGCGAACAACTCTTAACAAAGCTGGGAAAGTCGCTTCCTAAAGGGGTAAAACACAATGCGTTGTATGATGCCAAGATCATTCAGGCGATTTATCGCCAGTTACAATAAGCCTATGAAGCTAACAGAGGAGCAGCGGTTAGAGCTGATTGGACATATCTGTAGAAGAGTGGATGCAATAACACCAAGGACTGGAAGGACGGCAACAGAAATTAAAAGAACTAGGCAGAAAGCCATGAAAGGGTTGATCCAGAGCTTTTCAGACGAATTTGGTGTGAGAGCAGAACGCTTATGGAAACAAAATGAAACATTGAAATTTAGAGGATGCAGCTTGTATGACTTACACGAGTTTATAGATTGCTACAATCCACCAGAGAAGAAAAGAAAGGAGAAAGCAAATGGTTGTAGTGAACAGCGGAGAAAGTTACCTCGGCGCAGAAATCCGCGAATGGTGCAGCCGCTCAAAAGAGCAGGATGCAGCAGTAGTAAATGCAAAATACTACAGCGGTTTCAGAGAGCCGAATGACGGAGCGTTCTACTTTGTTGAGAAAGACGGAGAAAACATTTCAAAATATAGAGTTGTGCGTGATTTAGTTAAGTCACCACGACTATAAGAAAGGAGACAGACATGAGCAAAGAACTTGAAGCTGCAAGAGCATTGGTAAAAATGCTTGAAGAAAGAGAGCAGAGTAACAAGGTTAAACTGGAAAGCTTAAAAGCTGGAGAAACATTTTGTATTGGAAAGAATGATTATATTGTCCTTGAACAGCACGAAGGAAAAACCAAGGTTATCTCGAAGGATTTTATAGCAGAAGACAGAAAATTTGCAGATGATACAGTGGATTACAAAACATCTGGACTTAGAAAATGCATCGAAGCTGAAATCCAGCCAACTATTGAAAATGAAGTCGGAGCCGAGAACCTAGTAGAACATGCCGTAAGCTTAACAACGGTAGACGGTCAGAACGACTACGGAGAGCTGACTTGCAAGGTTCGCCCGATCACTTTTGACGAGGCCAGAAAGTATAACAACTTGATTGTTAATAATGATTTGGATGATTGGTGGTGGACTTGTACAGCATGGACTAGTCCAAACCGTGAATACAATCGTTCAATCACCGTTGTTCTTCCGTCCGGCAACTTCGACGTCAACGAGTGCTGCAACAGCTACGGTGTTCGCCCGGTTTGCATCTTAAAATCTAACATCTTTGTATCAAAGAAAGGAGAGTAGATGGCTGAATTAACATTAGAAGAACTGCAAAAGCAGTTCAATGATCTAAAGAAAAGAGTAAGCATCTTAGAAAGTAATTCAAAAAGAAAAATTGATGTTGAGCCTAAAGCAGGTAATCAGTTCGAGCTTGCAGGGCTAAAATGGAAAATCATTGATGTTCTTGATTTGGGCTGTATGTGCCTTGCAGAAAAATTAGAGAAATCAATGACATTTGATTCGAACTGCAATGACTGGAGAACTAGTGAACTGCGCCAGTATTTGAATAATGATTTTCTCAGAAAATTAGAAAAGGAAATTGGAGAGGAAAACATTATTGAATTTGAAAGGGATTTGTTATCTGTTGATGGGCAGAAGGAATATGAAAAGTGTAAGGATAAGGTATCAATGCTTGCACTTGACGAGTACAGAAAATGCAGAAGTCTGATCCCAAACGAAGAGTATTACTGGTGGTTACTTACTCCATGGAGTACGCCATGCAACGAATATTATAAATGGATGGCCGTTGTTGTTCCATCCGGCAACGTCGTCTACGGCGTTTGCCGCAACAGCTTCGGTGTTCGCCCTGTTTGTATCTTTTCTCCATCAATCTTTGCAAAAGAAATTAAACAGTAAAAATTATTAAAAGGAGAAAGCTAATGAGTAATTATGTAAAAGCCCGATATGAGGGCAGTAAAAGAAGTTATTGTTTTGCAGCAGAGGAAGATTTAAAGCCAGGAGACGAAGCAATAACTCCAAACGGCACAAAAGTCACAGTGGTAGATGAGCCGGTAGACCTTTCATGGATAGAAGCCTATGGAAGAAGCAATATCAAGACACTTAAAAGAGTGCCAGAAAACAATAAAATTGAACAAGGAGAATAATTATGAGTGAGAGATTTGAGATATGTGCTGGAGAACGTATAAGAATGATTGCTATTAAAGACAATCAAACCAAAGAAATGGGATTGGGACTTTTCAAAAGTAGAGATGACCTTAGTTTTTTGGAAGCACTCAGAGACGCTGCGCAGGAATTACTAGATGTATTAAAGGCTGACAAGAATAATGACACAGACAGTGCAGAGGACACAGAGCCGGAGCAGGAAGAGAAAAAACAGCCAGTTCCTTACAATGGCACAGTCGAAGTTGTAAAAGGCGATGACAAGCTTTTCCCAATAGGGTTGAAGTTTAAAGTGGTACAAGGCAAAATATCATATTTTTCAGGCGATTTAGCAAAAGACGCTATCGCACTCGTGATGTTTAGCAGTTTTACGCTTAAATCATTTGAGGAATTGAGTGAGTTATTAAACAAGATACATATCAAGGTTAAGGAAGTCAAGGAGGGCAAGGAATAATGGCAGATACAGCAATTGTAGAGAGTGGAAAGCAGGTTGTGCAGCAGTCAACAAAGAGAGTAACCGATTATAGTCTTGGAATTTTCGGAACAAGCGATAACTTCATTATGGCTATGCAGATGGCAAAGGCACTGGCTGAATCCACAATCGTTCCGGCTATATACCAGAAGAATCCGTCCAACTGTTTAATCGCCATCGAGATGGCGCAACGAATGGGTGCGAGCGCAATGATGGTTATGCAGAATTTATATCCTATTCAAGGTAGACCGTCTTGGAGTTCACAGTTTCTTATTGCAAGAATTAACAATAGCCGTAAATTCGACATGGAGCTACAGTACGAGGAAACAAAAGACAAAGACGGAAAGCCTTTTTCTTGTACCGCTTGGACTACCAAAGACGGCAGACGAGTTGATGGTATGACAGTTGACATGCAAATGGCAAAGGATGAAGGCTGGATTGCAAAGAACGGTAGTAAGTGGAAGACAATGCCACAGCTCATGCTTAGATATCGTGCTGCTTCATTTTTTTCAAGACTCAATTGTCCAGAAGTCGCAATGGGACTTTATACAAAAGAAGAAGCAGAGGACAATGACTTTGAAGAATACACAAGTGAAAGTTTGCAGGAACAGATGGAGAAAGATATTTCAGAAAATGCAAATTCACAGGTATTTGAAGAACCAAATGAGCAGAATAAGGAAGCAAACAAAGATGCTTTGCCACCTTTTATGTCTGCCTGATCGGGAGATAGCCTATGGATGAAATTAAATGGAGAATAGAAGGGATTTTTAAAGCCAATGCCGCAAAGTGTCTGGATGAAATCGGAAGAGATGTAGAGATCACGCCAGAACAAGTACTTGAGAAAGCGAGAGACGAACAGTCAGAACTTCATAAGTGCTTTGAATGGAACGATAGCATAGCAGCGGAAAAATATCGCTTGCAGCAGGCAAGACAGCTTATCCAGTTCTTTGTAGTTGTACCAAAGCAGGATAGCAAGCCACCTATTAGGCACTTCCAGATCACAAGTCAGAGAAATGTGTATATGCCAACAACGCATTTTGCAACACAACCTGACGAATATCAGAAGTTGTTGCAGAGGGCTTACGCAGAGCTGAGAAGCTTTCAAAATCGGTATAAGTCGCTTTCTGAGTTAGAGAGCGTATTTGAAGAAATCGACAAGATAGCCGTCTAAACAGTTTCAATGCTTAATTCGAGTGTTCTATGGATGGTGTAACGGTATGCACCATCTGGAAACTATACGAGAAAAGAAATGGCTCATATGCCAAAGACTTAACAAAAAGAACACCGAACGATAAAACAAAACAGGACAAAACACTACAGTATAAGACATAACATTGCATCATTCATAGAGCATTCGAGTTAAGCAAATTTTATGGGCTAACACGAGGTGGTAAGTAAACCTCAATAAGATAAAAAAATATATCAAACAACAAAACAGCACATTGCAGCGTAGAACAAAACATTATAGGACAAAACAAAGCAGATTATTTACCGCTTCATACTAGCTCATAAATCAGAACATAACGCAAAAGCAAAAGGTATCCATTCTGTATGTGGCATAAGCAAGATGTCATAACAAAGTACAGGATAGTTTAAAACATCACAGAATACAACAATATACATAATTATGCATAGTTTATGCTATATACCGAGTGGATACCACAAAAACAAACTGGTAGCATTTGCAGGCAGCATGAGTTGCCAACACAGAACAGAACGCTACAGAACAGCACACCACAACACACGACATCACATTTCATGTTGTCTGCAAGTGTTACCAGAACACTTGAAGCTTCCGTTTGAGGCGCGGCATGAGCCGCAGAAAATAACATATGACAGTACAGCATATCACACAGCAGCACAAAATAGCACATAACATTGCATCACAACGTTCATGACGCGCCTCGAGCGAAAGCTTAGACCAAAACAAAAAAGGAGAAAACAAATTATGGTAAAGAAGGAAGAGACACAGGTTATCGAATTGAAACCGTTAAGCATCAAGCAGGCAAGAATTACTATTGCAGGTGATGGAGATTTGGTGCTCAATAAGATGAATGATTGCAGTGCCAGAAAGCTGACCGATGAGAGAAAGAACAAGGCTAAGGACACAGCAGCTACAAATGTATGGGAAGAAGTGATCACCGCCATGCACTGGTATGGTGGAAAGCCTACAGACTTCACAGAGGAAGGTTTGAGAGAAGCACTGACCAACAATGCACCGTGCATTACGGCATTTGGCTTGAAAAAGTCATTTGGACAGGCTGTTGTACAAAACAAGATTGACACTTACGCAACAAAATTCAACGCTGCTGTAAATGTCATTGCGAAGGGCAATCTGGTTCCAATCAAGTTTGCAGAGCATTTTATTGACGAAAAGCTTATGTCGCCAAAGAAGGGCGCTCCAGTGCTTGTACGACTGAATAGATTTAGCGGATGGAGCGCAACATTCACCATTCAGTATACAGAGAATGCGTATTCTCTGGAACAAATATTAAACATCATTCGTCTTGCAGGTTTTGGAAACGGAATTGGAAGTGGAAGAACTAGCGGTTACGGTCGCTACCACATCGAAAGTGTGGAGGGATGAACGCAAGAGAGGAGTTTTTAGATGATTCTAACATGCTTAGCCAGCGGCAGTTCTGGTAATTGCTATGTTTTAAAGGATAACAAAGGCAAGATGCTTCTTCTTGATGCAGGAATCCCGATCATGAAGATCAAAAAGGGATGCGATTGGAAGGTATCTGATATTGTTGGATGCGTTGTAACTCATAAACACGGAGATCACTCGGAAGCAGTCAGTGATCTGGAAGAAATGGGAATCCCAGTCTACAAACCTTATGAAGATAACTCCTATATCGGTGGCTATGGTGAATTTAGAATTGTATCAGTTCCAATGAATGATGTGCATGGACGCTTCAAACATACCGATGCAGACGGTACAGAGTGTCCGTGCTATGGATTCATCATCGAGCATCAAGAGATGGGGCGAATGCTCTACATTACTGACACAGAGTTTGTAAGGTGGCGATTTAAGGATATTGACCATATCCTGGTGTCTTGCAATTACCAAAAGAAGTACATTTCAGAGGATGTCACTGGTAAACGATTGCATGTCATTAAGGGGCATATGGAGTTAGAAACGTGTGCAGGCTTCATAGAAGCTAACACAACAGACGCACTCCAGAACGTCATTATTTGCCATTTAAGCGCAAATAATGCAGTACAAGAGGAAATGCTAGTAAGAATAAAAGAAGTCGCAGGAATGGCAAATGTGGACGTTGCAGAAGCAGGTAAGACCTGGCAATTGTTTAATTGCGAAACATGTCCGTTCCTGTAAGAAAGGAAAAGCAAATGAGCAATAAAGAAGTCCTGAAGATATTAAAGAAGAAACTTGATACTTGCACCAGAGCAACTGAGCAAGCCTTGAAGAAAAAGGACTACAAGGCAGTTGAAAAATCAATGAGAACCGCGTTTGTATTCATGAAGGCACATAGCGCTCTTAAAAAGCAGATTCCACAAAAACTGGTTATTCTAGCAGACAAGAACGCATGTAGCTGCTCTGTATGTGGAAACATCATAAATGATTGCCTTGCTTCCTATTGTTCAAAATGTGGACAGAAGATTGATTGGGAGGATTGTTAAATGTCTATTGCAAAAAGTGATGAAATCAAAAACCTTTTGGTTAGCAATAGTGAATTGATGGTTGCGGTAACATATCCACATACCTATTGTCGTGTAGTACCCCTACAAACGGCATGTGAAATAGTCAACAATATTCTTGAAAACAGAGACATGCATAAAACAATTGCAGAAGAACCAGTCATCTGTGCATCAAGCAAAAATGTATACGAGTGGTATTGCCCGACATGTGGCACACGGTATGAATCAGAAGCAGGAGTTTGCGTACACTGTCCATACTGCGGACAGAAGATAGATTGGAGCAATTATGATTCTGAATGAAATTTTAAAGCTTATGAAATGTTTTCCAGGTAGCAGTATCAACAGCGATGGATACTTGCTCTTAAACAAGCAGCGTTCTGGTTTTTCCGTAGCTGACATTGAGAGTGAAGAAGATCTTAAATGTAAGTTGCTTGAATCTGTGTCAAGGGACGCTTGCAAAACAATGGTTTATCAGCAACACGTAAGGAACGTAAGATTCTGGAATAGAACTCGAAAGGGTATAAACCAGTATTTGCAGACAAATTTCTCTGATGACGACATGCTTGATATATACCAGTACTTAGGCAACGGTATCAGGCACAAGCTCACCAAAGAATTTGTGCAGGGTGGATATGATCTAAAACTGATAAAGGAGGTACAAGATGGGTGAGATTAAGATTGGAACTCCTGTCTATCACGTAGAGGAATACCGATTAAGCAACTATGAGTTAAAGCAAAAAGGATTCGAAGGGTTCGACAACTACGGACTTGAAGTTGTTGAATCAATTGTTATAGCCGTGACAGACACACATTTTGATACGATAACTAAAAAACGTGACATCGGAAGCAATACGAATAATATACATCATTGGGAGAGATTAGCGCTTGGAAGGGCAGTATTTCTGAGCAAAGAAGAAGCTGCGGAAGAAGCTGATAACCGTGCATATAATATCCAGTTAGGGTATCACTGCTCGAAATTTAACCAACGTCCAATGTATAAGAATTGGCTACACTGGCAAGATACAGCCAAGGCAAAGCCACTTAAAAAGCAAGCAGGTCACAGATCAAACTTTGTCGCGAAAAAAACTACACTTCCAGAGGAGCTTTACATTGCCTGGAGGGATGGAAAGCTAACTGGACCAGAAGGTGCAAAGAAGATAGGTGTTTGCGTCACGACTTTTGAAAGATATGCAAGAGAAGAACTTGTGAAGAGAGGTGATAGACATACCGTCAAGACAGGTAACAAAGTACCACCAAAGCCTTTGCCGCCAATGTTTGATGATTGCTTTGAACAATGGAAGCTCGGATTGCTCTCAGATGAAAAGGCAGCTAGACAATGTGGGATGTCGCATACAACATTTCGCAAGTATGCAAATATCCGTCTGAAAGAGATTGGAGAGCAGAGGAAGGGAATCCAGAGAGGAGTGATTCTTCCGCCAAACTTTACAGACGTATATCTGGAATGGGAGCAAGGAGACATTGGATGCAGCGAAGCTGCAAAGAAATGCGGTCTTGAGTACTATACATTCAGGTACTACGCAGAGAAAAGATACAATGAAAGGATGGACGCAGGAGTATTCCAATATTAAAAGAAAGAAGGGTTTCAAAGTGAAGAAAAATCGGCAAGTCTTACTAGCTGAAAAGTTAATTGCACCTACGCTTGCTTTTGAACATAACATGACAGAAAAAGAGAAAAAAGATTTTCTCAAAGCTATGCGAACAATGTTTAAATTGAAGATTAAGCAGGAAATAAGACCAGAGGAAGAGCTTATGTATACTCTTACAAGGCAGAGGGAACTAGGAATGAGAAAGAAAAGAATAAAACTTTAAAGAAAAGAGGCTTAGTATGAACAAAGTAATTTTAATTGGAAGATTAACCAAAGACCCTGAAGTACGCTATACACAGGGCCAGGAGACAATGGCAGTAGCCAGATATACACTGGCTGTAGACAGAAACCGTAAGCAGGATAACGGTCAGAATGCAGACTTCATCAACTGTATTAGCTTTAAAAAAAATGCAGAGTTTGCCGAGAAATTTCTGCACAAAGGAACAAAGATTGCTGTTACTGGACGCATCCAGACAGGTAGCTACACAAATGGTTCTTATACAAATAAGGATGGACAGAAGGTGTATACAACGGATGTAGTTGTGGATGAGCAGGAGTTCGTGGAAAGCAAGAAGAATACGCAGCCAGCTCCAGAACCAGCACCTGCAGGAGGATATGAAGGGTTTATGAATATTCCGGATAATGTGGAAGATGAAGGACTGCCATTTAACTAAAAAGAAGGGAGAAATTTGAGATGATTATTGTAAAACAGGATAGAAAAACCTTTTACAACTGGGACAATGTAGTTTGCGTTTATATTAGCCGAATTTCAAAAACTGAAATACTATTGGATTCTACTACAGCCTCAGAAGAACCGCTTGGCGATTATAAGAACGCAGAAAACGCCAAGGCTGCATTCGAGAAACTTATAGAGAACATTTCAAAAGAGATTCCACTTGTTGTTGTGCGAACCGATGGAGAAATTGAGAAAAGCATTCACTAGGAGGATGGAAATAGCAATTGAAGAAATATTTAAAAGAAATCAAAGAAGAAGCTGCACTTTGTCAAAAGTACATAGATGAGTGCGATATATTCGCATCCAAAAGCGAACATGAAAAGCTTGCCTTGAAGATTGCTTCTAACTGTGAACAGACTTTATCGGCATTTGTGGATGAAATCAAGAAAGACAGATGGATTTCCACTGAAGAAACAATGCCAGAAGAACACGACAGTATATTTGCAAAGTTCAAAGGGACTGGCAAGTGGTGCAATTCGTTTTGGGAAAAAAATTCAAATACCGTTTTAGTGATACTAGTCAATAACCTTGATGAAGATAATTTTGTAGTTGGAACAGGCAAAACAATTAACGGTGAGTGGACGACAGTACCAATGCTACTTAAAGACAGAATGCATGTTGCTTACTGGATGCCGTTTCCAAAATTTGAACCGAAGGAGGTTAAGGATGAATAAGAATGATTTATTAAAAAAATTTGGTGGATTAACGGAGGTATAAAAATGTCAATGGTATCAAGTTTTAGTTCAAAAGATGATAAAGCAGTTGTAGCACGCATCCATAGTGCCCTTG